TCAAGGGTGGTTTTGCCAATACAACTTTTGGTACAGAAGCAAAAGCCTCTATTAACCTTTTAGACACTTCAGTTTCAAGAAAATTAAATGTCTCAAATATGTCCATTCAAACATTACATGGTTTGCATCCAAATGTTGCAAACGTGGAAAATGTTACGGTAGCAAATGCATCAACATTTGATGCGTTCACAGTTTTTCCAATTTCATTCGTTATAGTTGATGGTTCTGGCGGTGGTTATCGCCAAAAGCCAACCGTTGAAACTTATAGTTTTTACAATGAAGACTATGATGACATTTTAGTATGTACTGCAAGAAACATCGTAGCAGGAACATCCCTTATAAATGATACTACACAAAACTTAACCGTTTCTTTTGAAACTGGTGACTATGTTAGATTGTTTATCAATAATAAATTTGAAGCAATTCGTGAAGTTTCTTCCGTAGATACAAATAATTTATATTTTGCTGAACCATTTCCTAATGATTTATCTGGTGTATCTGTTTATAAAGTTCTAAGAAATGATTTATATAAAATCGGATCACTTGGCAGAATAACCATAAACAGTGGTGGCACAAATTACGCAAATGGCGACATTCTAATTTTTACTGGTGGTTCTGGATATGGAGCAAATGCATTTGTGAATGTTGCACCAGGCGGCATAATTACTTCGGTAACAATGAATAACCATTCATCAAACGCTTTTGTTATTGGCGGCGAGGGATATAAAAGAGATTCATTGCCAATAATTACCATACAATCATCATCTGGAACAAGTGCTAATCTGTCTGTCTCCGAGATAACTGGTGATGGTGAGCAATATGGACTGACCACATCAAGAATTGGCGCCATAACATCATTAAGAATTGAAAGTTTTGGTTATGATTATGTTGAAGCTCCAACCGTCTCTTTGAGAAATGCTGATATAGTATTGAATAGTGTTACTGAAGGACAATTGTTTGTACCAAATACCGCAATTTATCAAGGCACATCAAACAGTAATTCTTCATTTAGTGCGACAGTGGATTCTTATACTTCCGCAACTACAACACTTAGAATATTTAATTATCGTGGCGTTTTCGATGCAACTAAAACTATCAAGTCGGATGATGGAACAGTTACCGGAAATGTAACATCATCGTTATTTTATGGCGACGGTAACGCAAAAGCTACAGCAAACTTTGAAAATGGTTTGATTCGTTACCCCGGCATTTACTTGAATACCGATGGTCAAATTAGTGCGGATAAGAGGTTGCAAGACGGCGAAAAATATCATAACTTCTCATACATCATTAAGTCACAAACCGACTATTCTAAGTTTAAGAAACCACTAAACGATATTGTTCATCCAGTTGGAACAAAAACTTTCATTACAAAAATTGATGATAATGAAGAAATGTTGACGCAAGTTAATACCTCAGCATTCATAACAATTACCTCTCTTGCTGATACTTACAATATTGCCAATGGTTCCAATAAAATTATTACTACAAATACCAGTGCAAATCTACAAGCAACGGTTAATGTGGGCGATTTAATCCTTCTGTCAAATGTCCACAGAAGATTGCAAAATACAGTTAATGTTGTTTCGGGTTCAAACATCTTGTTTGGTTCAGCTAACAGCGTCAATTTCATAAATGACCTGCAAGACGGCGATACGATATATTTGTCTACCGGTAATACAGTGACAATTAAAGAAGTCACCAATTCTTCTTTTGCTATACTAGACACCACAATTAATGTAACATCAACTTCAGCGACTGTTAATCTGGTTTATACTGCTACTGTCAGAGCTAATTCCAGAAATGCAAATACTATTTTCGCAAGTAGTATATTTACATCAAACGGCAACAATTTGAGCGCAACCATTCAAAAAGTTAGATAAATAGAAACATGTCAGCACTCTTAACTAAAAATTTCAAAATTTTAATGGCAGAGCAAGTCTATAATCAGTTGGACTTGGGAGCAAATTCATACTTGCCCGCCGAAAAAAAATCTTATATGTATGCTTTTTTTGGCAGACATTTACCATGGAATTCAGGAACCGAAGTGGAAGGATCTCCAGCGGAAACGGATTCGGCTATAAATGATTACTACAAACGTGGGGTTCTTGCGAAACAAATATCTTTGGAAAATGCATCTCTTGTTATTCCTAGAAATGATTGGACGTCCAACACAGTATATAATACGTATGAAGCCAACACAAATTATTATATAATAAATTCTAAGGATCAAGTTTTTAAGTGTCTTTCAAATGTTTCGCCAGGCACAGCTTCTACAGTATCACCAGAATTGACGCTATCAACAACTTCACTAGAAGAACCTTATGTTGAGACTTCCGATTTTTATAAGTGGAAGTATATGTACACATTAACATCTGTACAGAAACAAAAATTCTTAACTGATGATTGGATGCCTGTATCAGTAAACAAGTTTGTAAGAGCCGCAGCCGAACCAGGCTCAATTGATATTGTGACTGTAACAAATTCTGGTAATAACTACACAGTTGGTACTGTACAAAATATCATTACAATTGATGGCGATGGAACAGGCGCAGTATTAAAGGCAAACGTTTCAGGTGGTAAAATACAAAATATAGTTATCCAAAACCGTGGAAATTATTACACTTATGCCAATCTAACTTTTACCGATGTTAGTGGTGGCATAGGGTCATTAGCGGCTGCTGAAGTCTCAATTGCTCCACATAATGGACATGGATATGAACCGACTTATGAGTTGGGTGGTTCCACAATAATGTTTAATGTGGAATTTGACCAAGATGAGGGTGGAGTATTACCCGTGGATAATGATTTCCGTGAAGTTGTCATTTTACGAAATCCATATCTATATAATACAACAACATTAGCTACCGGACAAAAATATTCTTTATACACTCTTGTTAAAGTTTCGCCAGGTGTTGGTGACTTTAACAACGATGAAGTTGTTTATCAAGGAACAACATACGCAAGTGCAACATTTACCGCTGATGTAATTTCGTTTAGTGAAACACCCAATTTATTGTATTTAAACAATGTTCGTGGAACATTACAAACAAATCAAGCGATTAGAGGTCTACAAACAGGCGCTATTCGTATCGTGAACACAGTTACAAATCCTACTCTTGATTTGTACTCTGGAAAGATATTATACATATCAGATAAACTGCCAATTACAAGAGACCCAGCCCAAACCGAACGAATTCGTTTCATTTTGAGTTTCTAAACGAGGAATAAATGACTGCTACCTTTAACTACGATCCATATTATGATGATTTTGATGAAGATAAAAACTTCATGCGTGTTTTGTTTCGTCCTGGATATTCGGTTCAAGCCCGTGAATTAACACAGCTACAAACTATATTAGCTAATCAAATTGAAAAATTTGGTAATCACATCTTTAAGAGTGGTAGTCCAATTGTTGGTGGTAAAGTTTCTTTAGATACTAAAGCAAATTATGTGGTCTTGTCTGCTCAATACAATAACTTGGACGTTGATGCTACGCAATTCCTAAACAAGACTGTCGTTTCATATAACTCATCAAAAATAATTAGAGCAAAAGTTATTGCAATTGACACATCAACTGCAAATCCTATTCTTATTTTAAAATATTTAAGTGGCGAAAGATTTTCCGAATCGGACGAAATTCGTGTTTACGGTCAAGAAATTTATGCTCAATTAAGATCCACATTGGCTGTTGGTGGTTCTTACATAGCTAAATTACAAGAAGGTATATATTACTTTAAAGGACAATTTGTAAAAGTAGTTCCACAATATCTTATTCTTGAAATTTTTTATCGTGTAGGATATAACACATCAACAATTAATTTAAACCCATCATACAAAATCGGTATTGAATTTACCGAAACCATTGTTGATGAAATTGACGATACATCCCTATTGGATCCAGCCCAGGGCGCATTTAACTATCAAGCACCAGGAGCTGAACGTTATGCAATTCAAACTTCTCTAGCAAAGAGAACATTAGATTCTGCTGATATTTCAACATTCTTTGAAATTGTTCGTCTTGTTAATGGTGTAAAAACAAAAGAGATTGATTATCCAATCTATAGTGAAATTGAAAAAACTTTAGCTCGCCGCACACATGATGAATCTGGAAACTATACGGTGGATCCATTTGTCGTTTCTCTTGAAGAAGGTGATAGTGCTAATGGCAAATTTAACGTTGTTTTGGATCCAGGTAAAGCGTATGTGAGTGGTTATGAGTTTGAAACTATTGCTCCAACAATTATTGAAGTTGATAGAGCAAGAGATGTTTCAAATGTTTCAAGTTTTGATTTACCAACAAATTATGAAAGTAGTTTGGTTCTAGCGAATGTTCGCGGCACACTTGATATTACTTCATTCCCATCTTTGGATATCCATTCGGTTCCATTTACAGATATAAGTTTATCAACAACTGCGACATATAATTCTACCAAAATTGGTACAATTTATGCAAACATGATTCGCTACAATGATGCATACAATTCGGACATTGGTAATACTCACACATTTACTGTAAATACATTTGGTGCTAATACTGTTCCAATTACAGGAACATTAGCCGCAGCTGGATCATCTGCTACCACAATTGCAATTCCTACCGCATTCAATGCTGGTTTGCCATTAAATGCATATGCAAACATGTATTTTCAAATTACCAATGGTTCTGGCGCTTCATTATCACCAATTCTAATTACAAGTTCAAATACTGTAACTCTTAATTTAGCATCATCATTAACTTTTATTCCAGGATCAAATACTTTTACGATTCAATCCGACATTAAAAATGCAGAATCATTAACTATAAGTGATGGAACATACATTCAATTTGCGGGCAACGTTGATACAGACTCAAAAGATCCAACTACAGGATTTGTTTCTATTAGTGAACCCGTGAGAACAAGTCTTGTTTTTGAAACTCCATATGAGGCGATTAAAGCTAATACAATTAGCAATATGGATTTTCAAGTAAGAAAGAAATATACGGGGATAACATCTGGTGGTAAATTTACTGTAACCGCTTCAGGCTCAGACACTTTTTCATTCTCAACTGGATCAGGAACAATTTCGGATTCATTGATTCTGAATAACATGATTTGTTTTGTTCGTTCAGATAGTGCGAGTAATACTCAATATGGTATTGCTCCTAATACAGCAATTAGCTTATCAAATAATAACTTCACAATTACCTCAGTTTCAACATCATCATTTGAAGTTGATTTGAAAACTGTAAGTGATGCTATTAGAGTTGATTTGCTTGTAACTACAAAAATCAATAATGCAGAAGATGGCTCAACTGGTGTCACAAAGCGTAAACAATTAGTACCAATTACAGGCGGAACAGATTTACATTCATTGATTCCTTATGAAATGAATACTGCTGGAACTGAAGGAACAACTGTTCTATATTCAGCAAATACATCCGGTGAAGTAACATATTTTTCAGGTGGTGCGGTATTCAAAAGTATCGGCGCAACCAACTTTGATAACGGCGCTGTGTTAACAGATTTAAGAACACCAGGAAAAGTAGTTAGTTTGCAAGTTCCTGATGTGTATGAAATCATTGGCATATATGATTCTAGAAACACAGGATCAAATGTTACCTCTGCTATGTTGACAAGTTCATCTAATGATATTACATCATACTATGAGTTTGATAATGGCCAACGTAAAACTCATTATGACCATGCAACAATTAAATTGAAACGTGGATATTCTGCGCCTGTAGGAAAAGTATTTGTGCAATATAGATACTTTAAAAACTTGTCCGTATTTGCAGGATTATTTGATGTTGATTCATACTCAAAAGGTTCAAATATTTCTTATTCGGATATTTCCAAGTTTGATAATAAAGAAGATAAAAAACTTATTTCTTTAAGAGGCGCATTTGACTTTAGACCATCCAAAGCTGTGGGTGGAACATCGTTGTCCGGAGCATTGAATCCTGAGCCATTGGAAAATATCACAATGGATTATGATTATTTCTTGCCAAGAATTGACCAAGTTGTAGTTAAATCTTCTAGAGAAATTGGAGTACTAAAGGGACAATCTGCGGTTGTTCCAGTACCGCCTCCAGTAGATACAAAAGATATGTTGATTTATACTCTGTATATTCCAGCATACACAGAAAGCGTAAAAGATATCCGCGCAGATTTTAAGAATCATCGTAGATATACTATGAGCGACATTCAAGCGTTTGAGGATAGAATTCGCGGACTTGAGTATTATGTTGCATTGACAACATTGGAAAAAGATGCCGCATCAACAAAGATTCTTGATAACAATGGTCTAGAGCGTTCAAAATATGGTATTCTTGTTGATAACTTTACATCAAAAGATTCACAAGCCACATTCTCGGATGTGGATTATGATAATAGAAACTTGATTGATGCAGGAAGATTATATCCAGCTTCTCTAATGAGAACTGTTGCATTGGAGGCTAATACATCATTGAGCACCGGAGCAACAAAAGTTGTTGGCGCTGGTACCAAAAAAGCGTTAATGCTTTCTTATAGCACGACTGAATTTGCAAAACAACCTTATGCAACAAAATCATTAGCGATTGCTGATGCAACTTTTGCTAACTTCAAAGGCAAAACAAAATTATTCCCAGAATTTACTGGAGATGTTGATACTGGTTCTACAGCAAGAGTTACTTTAAACTCAACTCAGGGTATTGATAATGCTTTCAATTTTATCAATGATGCATTTAAGTATGTCGCAGACAACAATAAACAATGGGCTGATGATAGAAATAGTCCTTTTGCACAAATCGCCGATAGTAAGTGGTATAAAACACTCAAAGAAACCGATTATACAAAACAAACCACGGTTGGTTTGGGAGGAAGAACTTTTGGTGTTTATGCGGCCGTTAATGATAACACTTATTTGACCAAGGGCGCAGAATTAAATCAAAAACAAATTACAACTTCAACATCACAAGTGGATGTAGGAACTTTTGTTACAGACTTAGCTATTCAACCATACATGAAGTCGAAGCAAATTCTTTTTGCTTCTGATGGAATGAGACCTTCAACAGTAATGTATTCTTTCTTTGATAATACCGATGTTAACAAATACATTGTAGTGCCAAACAAAGTTACATTAAATGCTAATACAACTTTGATTTCGGGTGAATCAATTCTTACAGCAAATACTATTGCAGACTTGACCGCAAACTTAGTAAGTCTGTTATCTGGTGGAAATTCTTTTGATGCTGGATTTGTTGTTGTGAGTGAGCCCGGTTCAGCCAATGTCTCTATTATTAATGAAACTGGTAAGCCACTTTCTAGTAAATATGTTTATGGTTTGGATAGCGGTAAATACTATACAGTAAGTTCCGTGACTGACCATCGTTCCGGTGTAACAAGAGGAATTGGTGCTACAACAATTACTCTTGCTTCTGATGCGCCAGCTTACAACATAGCTGGAAATACAATTACTCTTATTCGCTCAACTTCATCATTTGAAGGAGTTGGAGCACAATTTGTGGTAACAGCATACGATACCAGCACAAAGGTTGCTACAGTAAGTGGAGCAACTGCTTATGCTGGTGGAACATATGTTTATAGTTTTGGCACAAATATGTCTAACAAACTTGGACAAGCTGGTGGTGCATTCTATATGCCAAAAGCAACATTCCGTTCAGGTGAAAGAAACTTCCGTGTTACTGAATCTTTTAATAATACATATGATGCAGATTCAATTTCATTCTCCGACAAAACATACAATGCAACTGGTTTAACTGTAAACAAAACAACTCTTGTTGATACGGTATTAAATGTTGATGTTGATAGAAGAATTGTTGGCATACAAACTTCCGATAGACTAGTTGGTTCAGTAGCCGCTGGACAAGAATTATTATCAACATTTGTTGTAGGAGGAACCGATCCTCTTGCTCAAACATTCTTCGTTGATCCAACTGTGTATCCACAAGGTTTGTTTTTAAGTAGTGTTGATTTATTCTTTAAAGCAAAAGATGATGGCAATTTGCCAGTGACACTACAAGTTCGCCCAACTGTAAATGGATTTCCATCTTCAGATTACTGGTATCCAGAATCCGTGGTAACAAAATATCCATCACAAATTAATATATCGGAAACGCCAAGTGTTACTGATTCAAGCACATCTACGAATTTTGAATTTAGTTTCCCAGTATATTTAAAACCTGGTCAATATGCGTTAATTGTTTTAGCTGATACTCAAGATTATATTGTTTGGGAAGCTGAAAAGGGTGGAACAACTACCAACAATGAGTATGTGGATAAACAACCATACATGGGCACTTTGTATAAATCACAGAATAGCGCAGAATGGACTCCGTTTATTAATGAAGACTTGATGTTTAGATTAAATCGTTGTGTTTTCACACCGAATAGTACTGCGACATATTACTTGAGAAATCAAGCATTGTCAACTAGCACAAACTATGACAAATTAAGATTGCTTACAAAACCAATTATACCAGATGCAAAAGTTACATCTTTGACGCATAGCATCACAACGACTACGATTTCAGGAACAAAAGAATCATCATTCAGAACATTGTCTTCGGGACAAACATACAACTTCTCTAATGATGATTTGTATCAAGTTGGATATCGTAGAAAGAAAATGTTCAATGCGAATGATTTTACATTGAAATTGGAAATGACTACAACAAGCGATGCAGTTTCACCAATATTCTCAATGGAAGCCGCTTCTGTAAATATATGGGAAAACTACATTGATAATGCAGAAATCAATTCTGAAGATTTTACAATTATAAATCCTGGTAGAGGATATAGTAATGCAAACGTAATTACAATCACAAGTTCATCTGGTACTGGAGCAAATGCTAACGTGACTGTTGACGCAAATGGTAATGTTATTGCAGTTTATGTAACATCGCCAGGTTCTGGTTATTTGGATGACTTTGAAATTTCTTACTATACACATCCAACAACTCCAGCAACAATTGTATTGAATAGCGAATATGATTCTTCTGGTGGTCCATGTCAAGCACGGTACATTACCAAGCCGGTTAAATTGGCTGATGGGTATGATGCTGGTGATTTACGTGTATTCCTTGGCGCAAACAAACCAGGATCTTCGGAAGTTTCTGTATTCTACAAAGTATTGTCCGACAGCGATGCAACACCATTTAAAGATAGACCATACGAAAAAATGGTTTGTATTAATCCTACTGTAACATCATCGCCCGATAACGAAACATTTCGTGATTATGAGTTTCGCCCATCGGCTACAACAAATGCAATTACATATGCAGGAACAAATGGTGTAACATATAATTCGTTTAAAACTTTTGCTATCAAAGTCGTATTGACATCCAGTGATCCAGCAATTGTACCAAGTGTTAAGGATTTGCGTATCATCGCAACTCCAGCCGAGTAATCATGCTTGTGAAAGTTGAAGGTACCAATTACATTAAAGATACTGGCACAAACGCCCTGTTGATGACGGGGCGGAATGCTTTGATTGAAAATGAAGCAAGGAAAAAACTTGCCGATAGGATGAATGGTAAAAATAATGAGATAAATAACTTGAAGAATCAAGTGGAAGAATTGTCTTCGGATATGAAGGAAATTAAGTCCCTACTAAATGCATTACTGAAACAGAGTAAAGAATAATGGCAATTAATAACATTACACGAACAAATACTATTGATGAATGGCGCATTCAGACGAATCAATCCGCCGCTGAACTCAATAAAATAGAGACTGGAAATTATGATAAATTTTCCGGCTCTCTTAATATTGCATGTACCGCAGTTTTATCCATTACCGCTCAAGGAACTCCGCTTCAAGTTTCAAATAATGCTCTAATTGGCACCCAACTTACCGTGGGTAAAGATATTATTCTTGGTTCTGAAGTATCTCAAACTGGTAATTTATCAATTGGCAATACAGTTTATATTTACGGTGGCGCAACGGGTCTTTATGTTGCGAATAATATAATCTCTAATGGCAGTCTTGTTATTAAAAACACTATTGTAGCAAATAATCTAACCGTAAATTCAAACGTGGTTGTTGTTGGTACAGCAAATGCAGGATTTCTAGGCGTAGCAAATAGTGGTTATATTGGCACAACACTAACTGTTATTGGTAACACAGCCGTAGGTAATTTGACAACAGCAAATTCTGTTGTTGCTGACAACGCTAGATTTACAAGTAATGTAACTGCAACCGAAGCAACGGTAATTACAATTAATGCAACCAATGCAAGAATTTCTGGAAATGCAAACGTTGCACATGTGACTGCTACAGGATCTATTGTCGCTGACAATGCAAGAATTACTGCGAATGCAACTGTTGCACACGTTACTGCTACAGGATCTATTGTTGCTGATAATGCTAGACTTACTGCAAACGCCACAGCAACTGAAGTAACAGTAACAACAATTAATGCAACTAATGCTAGAATAACAGCAAACGCAAACGTTGCACACGTTACTGCTACAGGATCTATTGTTGCTGATAATGCAAGAATCACAGCAAATGCTACGGCAACTGAAGTAACTGTGACAACTCTAAATGCAACCAATGCTAGAATTTCAGCAAACGCAAACGTAGCGCATCTAACATCTTCCAGCTCCGTTGTTGCGGACAGTTTAAGAGTAACAAGCGCAACTGCTTCCGCTAATATCAGCGGCAATGTTATCGCAGGAAATGTAAATACTCAAGGTATGGTATATGCCGGTTCTTTAGTGTCTGGCAAAACAGATGTTGGTGCCCTATCGGCAACAAGTTTAAGTACAGCTTCGGATGCTACTGTTGGTGGTAAATTAACAGTAGCTGGTGACTTTGTATTGTCTGGCGATATTGTTTATGACACAGATATTTTTACCATTAGTACAGTAACTCCAGTCACAACTACTGGCGCCGCGTATTTTGGTGTATTCAGAGGAAATACAATTGGTGGTGTAACAGGTCATAATGGTCTTGCAAATACTGACGCTAATGCATATATTCGCTGGAGTTCATCGGCCAACAACTGGCAAATTCGTGATGTGTTCAATTCAGATGATACTTCAACATATTCTAAAATACTTACCGCAAATCTAATTACTACAAGTACTGCATCGGTAAGTAACAATGATTTTGCGTCTTCATGGTTAATGAAAAACTATGTTGATAATGCAAATACAAATCTAAAGAGTTATGTAGATACAAGTGCTATTCAAACAGCGGCTGCAAATGCTGGATTACTTGGTATCAATCTAAGCGCAAACATTGGCGCGGCTAGAATTGCTGATACTGCAAACACAGGTCTAGGTGATATCATTGTAATGGGTCGTGCAAATGGTGCATTTGGTCTTGCTAATCTCGCATCAAATACATTTAATGGAACATCTGGTTCTGCGGCACCAAGTAACGGTGTAATTTCATTTACGAGTACAAACGGTGTTACACTAGTTGGTGCATCTAATACAATTACTGTTAATACTCCACAAGATGTAAGAACAACAGCAAGTCCAACATTTGACGGATTGACACTAACCAATGCTCTTCCCACATCACAAGGTGGTACAGGAGCAACATCGGCTGGTGGTGCTTTAACAAATCTATTACCTGCGGGCGGAACAGCCGGCTTTGTGTTAACAACTGGTGGTTCAGGAAGTTATTATTGGGCCGCTGGTGGTACTGGAGGCGGCGGTAGTGCAACTCCTGGTACAACTATTGTTTCAACAAGAACTACACCAACCGTCAATGCATCACAAAGAATATTTGCAACACCTATCTATCAAACTGGTACAGGTCAATTAAGAGTTTTCATCAATGGCGTTAGACAGTTTGCATCCGAATATACTGAAGGTGCAAATACATTAACTGGTGTTGCTGTAGTGGCATCAAATGGTTATTTTTCAACAACATCTACAACTTCAACTCTTGTTCAAGATACGGCCCTAGCAATTGATGGAACATTGACCGGAACTGCAACAATTAGTGCCTATGTTCCTGGTAAAATTTATTATATTAAAACAATACTTGGTAACCATTTTTCATTATCAGAAAGTGTTGGTGGTGCGGCTATCACAACAACAGCGGGTACAACAACTGGTCTTTCATTTACGACTGGACACAATGTAACATTATCAACTGGAACAACTACGGGTGATGCAATTTTACTTGAAGTTGATGCATACACAGTAAATCCTTATTATGCAAATAACATTGCATATGGACCTGTAACTGGTGCAATTGATGCATCATCAAATACTATTCAGTTAGCTATTGACAGTCTGGAATCAAGAAAGATTACAACAACAGCGGCACAAGCAAACGTTGGTGCTGGTCTAATTACAGTTACAAACGCATATCAAGCAAACGTTGGTGCGGCTAGAATTTCTGATGTAGCAACACTTCAAGCAAATACTGGTGCATTAAGTATTGGCCTAACTAACGAAATTACAGGCAGACAAGCAAACGTAGGTGCGGCTGTAATCTCAGTCACAAACGCATATCAAGCTAACGTAGGTGCGGGTAGAATTGCTGATGTTGCATCGGGACAAGCAAACGTAGGAGCTGGATTAATTACAACCAAGGCTGCATATGAAGCAAACGTTGGTGTTGAAGTGGCAGCCAGATCCGCAAACGTAGGAGCTGGACTTATTACCATAACATCAGCATATCAAGCAAACGTTGGTGCTGGACTTATCACGACCAAAGGTGCATATGAAGCAAACGTTGGTTCAGGATTAATTTCTGCTAAGACAACATCTGAGGCTAATGTTGGCGCCGCTAGATTGAGTGCAATTTCTACAGCATCAAATGCAGATAATTTATCTTCAGGAACAGTTGCGGCTGGTAGACTTGGAACAACAGGAACACCACAATTTGCTTCGTTGGGAATTGGCACAGCAGCCTCTGGCACAACTGGCGAAATTCGTGCTACTGGTGATATCACAGCTGGTTACTCCGATGACAAACTAAAAACAAGATTAGGTAACATTGAGAATGCTCTTGATAAAGTTTCGGCTATTTCGGGCTTCTTCTATGAACCAAATAAGACAGCACAAGATTTAGGTTTTGAAGTTAAAAGAGAAGTTGGTGTATCTGCACAAGAAGTTCAAGCAATTATGCCAGAAGTTGTTGTTCCTGCTCCAATAGATAATCAATACTTAACTGTTCACTATGAAAAACTTATTCCTCTGTTGATTGAAGCTATTAAAGAATTGAGAGCAGAAGTTGAAGAAATAAAAGGACAAATTAAATGACAACAAAAGTCACAGGTTCAGTTTTAGCGGATACCGCAGTTAGTGCGGGAACTTATGGCGGCACACAAACGCTTCAAGCATTTACTGTTGATGCTCAGGGTAGAATTACATATGCCGCAAACATAACTTCTGGTGTTATTACTGCTGGAACAAGAGGACAAGGTGCAGATATTATTGTACCTACAATTCAATATAATGCACTAGGTCAAATTGTTGCGGCCACAAATACTACAATTCGCACAGCAACAACTTCGGTCACTGGTGTTGTTCAATTAGCAGATTCAGTTTCCAATACAAGTACTACCGCGGCTGCAACACCAAATTCGGTGACTACTACATACAATCATGCGGGCAATGCTTTCAATCAAGCCAACTTAGCATTTACTACAGCTAATACTGCCAATAGTACATTAAATGCATCTAATTTATCTTCTGGTACAGTACCATCAGCTAGACTTCCAACTTCTGGTGTGTCAGCAGGAACATACGGATCAGCATCAGCAGTTCCTGCAATATCAGTAGATTCTTTAGGTAGAGTTACTTCAGTAACGGCTACATCAATAGCAATTTCTTCAGGCGCAGTTTCTGGTTTAGCAACATCAGCAACTACTGATACAACAAATGCATCAAACATTACTTCAGGTACTTTGCCATCCGGTAGAATTTCTGGTTCATATACTGGAATAACTGCTGTTGGCACTTTATCGTCAGGATCAATACCGGGAAGTTTAATTAGTGGTGCTGTTTCCAGTGCTACCAATGCTACCAATGCAACTAACGTTTCAGGCACGGGCACTGTAACTGTTGCAAACTTAGCTACGGCTGCAAAGCCAGTTGGTGCAGGTCAGACTTGGCAAAATATGACTTCTAGTAGGTCTCTTAATGTAACATACACCAACGATACAGGCAGACCAATTATGGTAAACATTCGGGGAGGCTTTACCGTCAACCAGTATGTAGAAATTTTAATTGGTGGTTCAGTCGTTGTTACTAAGGCCGGTTGGAACAGCTTCGCCAGTGGACAAGTTCTTGGCACGGTAAGCGCAATTATTCCTGACGGAAACACATACCAAGCTACTTCATCGGGATT